ATGGGGCGTAGAACCAGCGAAGATGCTCGTAGGGAAACTTTAGAACAACTACGATCACGACCAAGATCTGCTGACACGCCCTTTCTGACGGCACATTTCGATTTCCGTTCGGAAACACTCGAAGATGGCGCGATGAGTTTCGTCGATTTAGCCCGCCGCTTGATTGGTACAAACAGATACGTCGAAGAATGGCGACAAGTTCGAACACAAGCTGAGCATAATGCCAACACGGGTTTGGATATTGTTGCAGAACCAAAGGAGTTCTATGAATTCCTTCGTAGCGATGGCAACGGAGATCGTCATTTTTCAATCAACACAACTGGGATGTCATCAGCTATTCCGCGGGAGGATATCCGTTTCTACACGGCGAGCCTTAGCTACTCCGGCGCAATGGTTAGACATGCGAATAATCGCCTGAGCTTTTTGGGGAAAAACTACACCAAACCGCGTGAGCATACCCTGACCTTCAAAGAGTGGGTGAACGTCATCACCGAGATTGTCGCGTGGAGAACGCCGCTTTTTGTGGCAGTCGGTTCACGCAATTATCCAATCCATGACGCAGTCTTCGATCATCGCGCTTGGTCAGGTTGGATGGCTTGGTTCCCTACTCGAGTTGATGCACGAGGTTTGCCCGAATATGCTCTGACATTGGATATCGGTGAAGGCACACTTGTTGCCACGCAGGAGACCAACGTGATTACTACGGACCCTTCGCAGGTCGAGCGCGCCAAAGAGGTTGAAATTGCGCTTGTGGAATTGGGTGTTCTGCCGACGAAGAGCGACTTGATAGGGCGTGTGATCTAATATCCGGTTCGGGTCCCGCTATTGGCGGGGCCGCCCACTAAGCACCTCGACCTTCCCACCACAATCCAGCAGCGCACGCCGATCCTGCGCCCAGAGCAGCTCAACCTCCTGATCCGACAACCACCGCTCCGGCAGCAGTACCGGCTCCGCGCAAGGATCGGTGCTTTTAACGGAGGCTGTTGAGGCGGCGCAGGCGTTGAGGGCCAAGGCAGCGAGGCACGGCAACAGGATCCGCATGGGCTTTCTCCTCGAGGGTTCTGGCAAGGGTGGCGCGGGCGCGCTGGCTGGCAATGCGGGCGCGATCCAGTTGATTGGCCCGCTCGATCTGCGCGAGCTCACGGGCTTGATAGCTGGCGCGACAATCTGAGGCCCCGCGCTGATAGGCAAAGCCCGCGACCACCGCGATCAGCGCCAGGGCGGGCAGAAGGGTGATCGCCCTCACGCCTCCAGCGCCTTCAAGCACATGGCGCGCTCTGACATGCGCCGATTGGTGAGGCCTCGGATCACCCGGCCGCCCGCGCGGTTCCAACGCGGCAGCTCATTGCAGGCCCCGGTGAGATCGCCCGCATTGGCTTTGCGCAGCAATGTGGAGCGGCAGGCGGCAGCGGGGCCGACATTGTAGGTCCAGGAGACCAGAGCCACCTTCATGCCGATGGGCACATCAGCGGTGAGGCATCGATCCAGCGCCGCCTCATAGGCAACGATCTCGCGGGCTAACATCACGTCACATTCAGCTTTGCTGTAGCTGTCACCGGGGCGCACGCCCTTGGTTTCGCCATAGCAGACGGTCCAGACGCCGATGACATCGCGGTAAGCCTCTGTTCTGAGCCCCTCCCATTGGCCGATAAAACTGATCGCGGTGGCGAGGGCCACGCTGCCCCCGGCCAGCACGCCAATGGTGCGTTTGCGCACGGCTCCACTTTCATCGCGCCGGAAGGCCGACCAGAGGCCAGAGGTCGGCTGCACCAGGACCCGCGCCGGAATGGCGATGAGATTCACCAGGGCGGCAATCCCGGCAAAGACCAGGGGATCGAGGCCCAGAAGATCCGGGCTGACCAGCGAGACAAAGACCGGCAGTACCGAGATCAAAGCGGCGAGGATCAACAGCCGCACCGACCAGGCGCTGGTGAGGGTGGTTTTCCAATTGGAAGTGAGTTTCATGGGGATCTCCATGGCAAAAGAGCCCGCAGGCGGGCTTGGTGTGGATTTGATTGTCGGGGTGGATCAGCGGATCGGAGCGCGTTCCATGCGTTCGAGCCGATTGTCGATCTTGTTGAGGGTGGAGAGGATGAGGGACAGGCGCTCATCCTGGCGGGCGAGCGCGGTTTCATTGGTGCGCACGCGGGCGGTCAGCGTCACCTGGCGGGCTTCGGAGGCGGTCAGATCCGCGCGCAGGGCGTTGATGGTCTGGGACAGAGATGCGGTTTCCCCGCGCAGGGTGGCGACCTGAATGCCGACCCAGAGCCCTGCCCCGACCAGCCCGCAGGCCACGGTCCAGGCAAGGGATTTGTTCATGGTGATCCCGCGATCGCTGTTTTCAATCATGGCCATTCTTCTGTGCCCTTATCCTGCGCATGCGGCGTCAAAGGCCGCCTGAACATCGAAGCCCGCCGGATCGGCGCTGGCCTCGATCTGGGCGGCCACACTGGCCTCGGCGGCAAAGCAGGCCTGGACGTGCTGCACCACCGCCGCCGCTGCGGCCTCAACCTCTTCTTGCGTCAGCTCGACAAAGCCCGCCGGTGTCTTCCAGGCGACCGGCGCGGCGATCATGCCCTGGTCAAGCGCGCTGACCGCGCCAGAGAGCGCGAGGCGGGTGGTTTCATCGCCGGGCATGTGCAAGCCACCGGGCAGGGTCACGCCCGCAAGTGTGCGTTTCCAGCGCAGGTCTGCCAGATTGGCCAGCGCCTGTGCCCGCGCGGCCTCGGTGCGGTCCTGGGCGGTGATGACCTGGGAGAAGTCGATGGTGCTCATGGCGCGGGGTCCTCTGTGGCGGTGGTTTGGTAGGCGGGGAGCGGCACCGGCCCGTCGCCGGTCAGGCTCAGGGGCTGCGCAAAGCGGGTGGCCTCGGGTGCCTCCGGCCCGTGGGGCAGGATCAGGGTCAGGCGGATCTCGCCGCCTGCGCGGGTGACTTCCGAGGCCAGCCAGTCACAGGCCACCGCATCGCGGGGCAGCACGTCGCCCTCGGCCAATGCGGTGAAGTCGAAGCTCTCGCCGTTGAGGGTCAGCACGTCGCCCTGGCGGGTTGCGATCAGCGCCGTGTCGCAGCGCTTTGGAGAGAATGAGATTTGCATGCTGTGATGCTCCTTTAGAACCAGCGGCCAATCGCCATGGCGCGGACGGTGCGATTGGTGAACGGTGAGTGGCCGAACATGGTGATTTGCGCATCCGTGCCGCCTGACAGCGTACGCATCACGCCCCAATGGGTTTCGGAATTGCCGGTGACGCCGACATGGCCGGTCAAGCCGTTTGACGAGTAGAACGAGGCCGGGAAGGTCCAGGTTGTCGGGGTTGCATTGCGATAAAGCGCCCCTGCTGCCGTCGTCACATCTTCCGACCAGTCGGGCGAGATGCAAATCTGGGTGCCATCGGCGAAGCGAACATATTCGCCATTGGCGTTGTTGCCGCGCTCAATCACCGCGCCGGTGGGGGTGCCGCCGCTTTCGGATACGGTGCCAAGCAAGCTGGCCTGCGAGTAGACCTTGGACCAGGGCGACCAGGCAGAGCCATCCGATGACCGGATGCGCTCGAAGGTAACGGGAGCGGTCGGGGTCCCTGTCGATTGGTAGCCAAAGGTTGCCCTCTGCAAAACCGTCTCACCCGAGTAAATGCGCTGCGTGGTCAGCCACGCAAATGTGCCGTTGTTTCCAGACGGCCAGGTCCCGGGGTTGGAGACGGAGACAAGCCCGGCATCCCCGGGTACAGCATCGTCGATATTATACTCAGCGGTTGCGCCTCGGTATTGCCCGCCCCGGCTGAGCGCAGCGGCAAGCGCGCCATCCATCCGCACCAGTTTGCCATCCCCCTCCAGGTCACCACCATCGGCCTGCACTGCGCCACCGCCAACGCTGTCGGCCTCCAGATCGGTGAACTTCGCCGCTGCCGGGTCGGTGAGGCCGATGGTAGTGCCGTTCAGCGCGGCGCCGATGACCACGGAGTTTGTTTCCAGAAACTCGATAAAGGCCAAGAGCTCATTGCGATGGGTGGTCGCGAAGTGCTGGAACAGCGCGTACATCTTGGCGTCAAAATCCGCCTCTGGCGTGCTGCGTTGGGGGATCTCGGGGAAGGGTGAGAAGCCTGGAATGCTCATCTGTGGCACTCTCCTATTTTAAGGTTTTCAAAATCAGGGGGAAGACGGACTCGCCGGCCACATCGATGGGCTGGCTGTGGTCATCGACAAAGCCCAGGCCCTCGATCCCGAAGGACGGGGCATCGCCGGAAACGTAAAACGCCGTCGCCAGCCCATCGACCTCGGCCACGATGTCCATCACCCGCTGCGCCTGATGCGTCGGGACCAAGAGCGACAGGTCGACCTTGCGGGTGGAGCCGCGCTTGACCAGGATCTCATTGCCAAAATCGTCATAGCCCTTGCGGCTGTGGCTGACGAACTGGACCGTGGGCCGGTTGCGCACCCGCCCCAGCAGGTTGTTGCGCCCCATGACGATATGGCCCACCTCGGCCATGGCGCCGGTGGCATCGATGGTGATGTCGATGCGGTGGCCGATATAGCCGGGAAAGCCGTTCAGCACCTTCTGGCGGGCATAGACCACGCCGCCGAAGAACCAGGTATAGGCGCTGACCACATGGCCGGTGTCGGCCATGGCAAAACTTTGGTCATAGATGCGCGCCGCCCCGTCCCAGACCTCGATCCGCACCGTGCCCGCGGTCAGACCAAACAGCGCAATCGCATCGCAATCCTGCGTGGGCACCACCGAATAGGTGATGCGATCCGCCTGTTTTGCGGTGTTGGAGCGGCGCTGATCAAAGGCCCGCCAGCGGTTGGTGGCGCTGATCTCCAGCCAATGGCTGCCGTCATCCCCCAGCGGGTCATGGCCCTGGTTGTTGTCCACCAGGCTTTCATAGATCCGGTGCGACAGGGTGGAGATCACCCGCGCGCCCTGGTCATAGGTGGCGGCGCTGTCCCAGTCCGGATGGTCATCCTCCGGGATGTTCGAGGCGATCAGCTCCACCTCGCTCACGGGCATCGGTGCAATGATGTTGAAGTCCATCAGCTCCGCTCCCCCGGCAGGCCGATCTCGTCCCAATCGTCGATCTGATTGGCGATCCGGTCCACGATCAGCTGCAACGCCTGCCCCTGCGCCACCACATGGCGGGTCAGATCCTCGATCCCCCGCGCCAGCGGGCGGTTGTCGAGCATCGCCACCGATTCCGCATGGCTGTGGATACGCGCGGGTCCGGTGTGCTCGATCTCCCAGCCGCGCTCGCCGACGATGCGCGCGCCGCCCTTATGCGCTCCGCCCCGGGCAAAGGCGGGAATGCCGCCGAGATCCCGGATCTGCGCCCGCAGCGCTTCGATCTGATCCTCATTGACGTTATAGCTCTGGTTATAGGCGCGGATCTGCGCCTCCAGCCCATCTGCGCCCCAGAAGGCAGAGCCGAAGCCCGCCAGATCCGCCCCGCCCCCATAGGTGACATAATCCGCGTCATAGATGATCCGCCCGGAGACGTCTGAGAGCCGCAGCTCCGCATCCCGGCCGCCGGAGCGGGTCAGGCTCACGCCGGTCCGGCGCTCCAGGGCCTCGATCTGGCCGATCAGCCCCGCCGCCTCGCTGCGATCCGCAAGGCTGCTGGCCACGGTCTGCCCCTGCGCCTGCAGCGCCGCGATCTGGGTCTGCGCCGCCCGCGCCAGCCGATCCGCCTCCACCGCATCGCGTAGCTCGCCCAGCATGCCGCGCAGGCGATCCAGCGGGTCCCGCAGCCGTTCGGTCTGTGTCGCCAGATCGGCAAAGACATCATCAGCCTCCAGCACCACGCCGCCGCCAAAGGTCAGCCGACCGCTGCCGCCGCCATCGCCGATCAGCCCGGCAATCTCGCTCAGCCGCGCCACCGTGTCGGCGCCGGCCCCGGTCAGGGCCACAGTCACCCGGCGCGACAGGTTGGCGGAGCGGGTCAGCACCAGCGACCGGGTCTCCGGGTCGAGATCCCGGGTCAGATCCAGCATCACCCGGCGGCGCAGATCGGCTGCCGTGGTCAGCGCCAGCCTGCGGCTCTGTGCATCCAGATCCGCGCCCAGCACCAGATCCAGCGTCGCCACATGCTGCGAGAGCGCATGGGTGGCAATCCAGCGATCCGCCGGTGTCAGGTCATCGCGGCGGATGATAAAATCGAGCGTGGTGCGAATGCCGGTGTCGGCCTGTTCCACCAACTCGCGCAGCCAGCCCGGGGCGCTGTCATCCAGCGTCACCGCCACATCCAGCGCGCCGACCAGATCATCATAGCTGAAGGCCTCGGCACTCTCGATAGCGCTTTCCAGCGCCGACAGCGACGCCTCGAAGGAGGCCACCGTGCCATCCCAATCCTCGGCCAGCGCCTGCACGCCCTCGCTCAGATTGGCCACCTCATCCGCCGTCAGCCCCTCAAATTGCAGGAAGGTGCCAAGCGCGGTCAGAACCTCGATCTGCTGCTCATACAGCCCCGCCAGCACCTCATCATTGCCCGCTTCCAGATCCGCGATCCCCGCCGCATAGGACATCTGCGCCTGCACCTCGGCAGCAATCCGGCGATAGTCGAGATCCGATCCAGCCATGTCGCGGGCGCTGCGCAGGTAGCTGCGGGCCAGATCCGGCAGCGCCGCCGCCGCCGACGCATCCCCCGCCTGCACCCCGGCAAAGGCCGCATCAAGGCGGGCCTTCTGCGCCGTGGCGGTCTGGGCATCGCTGGCCGCGCTCAATTCGGTGGTGAGCAGGTCGGAGACAAAGCCGCGCAGATCCTCAGACGTGCGCCGCCACTCCGCCGCCGCCTCTCGTGCGGCGCTGACCATATCCTGGGCCGCATCGATCTGGACGCCAATCTCGCCGCCGATTTCCTGCGCCAGCCCGGCCAGCTCCGCCGTGAAGGCGCCCACCTGCGGCAGCACCTCATCCATCGCCCCGGCCAGCCGCAGCAGTTCGGCATAGAGGCTCTGCCCGCCCTCGGTGCTCAGATCGAGGCTTTCGACCAGCTCGCGGAAGGCGGCGCGCGAGGCGGGCATGGCAAGCCCCAGTTCCTCGAACTCCTCTTCCAGCCGCCGCAGGACGGTCTCGCTGCGCTCCGCCTCGGAATAGAAGCCGTCAAAATAGCGCGAGATCGCCACCGAGAAGGCCTCCGAGCCGCCAAAGGCCGCCAGCAGGTCAGAGGCCAGATCACCGCCCGCCAGCGACACGTCAAAGGCGGTGCCGCCCAACAGATCCATGGCGTCATTCACCGCCACCAGGCTGCCCGAGAGCCGCGCCAGCGTGTCCGAGGCGCTTTCCCCGGCGCGGGTGAAGTCATCGGTGCCGAGGATCAGATCTGCCATCTGGTCGGCGGCCCGCTCCATCTGCGCCGCCAGCGCGCGCTGGATGTCCTCTTGGCTTTTGCCATTGGTGATGATCTCAAAGCTGGCTCCGCGGAAGTCTTTCAGCGCGTCAATGGAAAGTCCCAGGGAGCCGCCCATGTCCTCCAGGTGGTCGCGTAAAGAGCCAAACTGCAGATCGAGGGCGCGATCCAGTTCCGGATCAAGGCCGCGATACCTGGTCTTGTCGCTGCGGAACCAGCCGCCCTTGTAAAAGTCAAAGGCGCGCCCCTCAAAGCCCGAGGCCCCAAAAGAGCCCCGGATGCCGGAATGCTTGTATTTACGGCCAAAGGCTTTGGACAGGAGGGATATGCCGCCCGCCAGAAGCCCGACAATAGGCAGGGCCGCGCCAATGGTCGAGACAAGCGCGCTGGCCCCTGTCGCGGCCGAGGCAAGGGCCGCATTGGCCCCAACGCTGAACAGCCCCGCGCTGGTAAAGCCACCGAGCCCCAAAGCCGCCTGGAAGCCGCCGCCCAGCCCCGCAACAAGGCTGGTGCCACCCAAGAGGCTGCTTGCCCCCTGCCCCAGAATGCCGGACAGCAGACCGCCACCACCGCCGCCCGAGAGCAGCCCGCCCGCCGCATTGGCTGCGGTGCCAGCACCCCCGAGCGACAGCCCCAGCGCAATGCGGATCTGGTTCTTGGCAAAGCTTGCCGCCAGCTCCGCCAGCCCGCGTTTGGCCGCGTCCTTGATCCCGTCCCACATCGAGCGGAAGTCCTGCAGACCATCGGCAATCCAATCGCCAAAGGAGCGCGCCACACCGTCCACTGCCGAGGACAGCGGCCCGTCCAGTTCCGCGCCAAGATCCCCCGCCGCCTCGGTGGTTTTGGACAGGTTGCCCGCAACACCGCCGCCGCTGCCGTCATCCAGCGTGTCGCCGAGCTGATCCAGCCTGGCCTTCAGCGCATCGGTGCTGTCATCCCCCGCATCCAGTTCGGCATTGGCAGATCCCATCTGCAAGGTGAGGGTCTTCAAGGCTTCTGTGGCCTTCCCCCATCCCTGTTTGGCGAGGTTCTCGGCCTTTTGTTTTGCCGCCTCGGCCGCCGCCTGATGCTCCTCCACCTTGAGGTTCAGGCTGTGCACCGCACTTGCGGCCTCGACCGCATAGCCGTGAAGAGACCGGGCCAGACCATCCTGCCCCGCCGCCCGTGCGCCCTGTGTCATCCTATGCAGGAACCCGGCCCAGGTGTCCTGCACCCCGGAGATCATCGTCACAAATCCGGCTTTGACAGAGGCCCAGACCGCCTGAAGCGACGGCCCTATCGCCGAGGCACTGGTCCTGATCCCCTCCCAGATTCCTTTGGCCAGATCCCCCAGCGCCTGCAGCGCCGCGCCCCAGCCGCCGGTGGCCACCACCAACTGGTGGAACTTCATCGCCAGATAGCCCGCGCCCACCACCAGCGCGCCGATGCCGGTGGCAATCACCGCGCCGCGCAGAAGCACCAGCCCGCGTTGCAGGCCTTTCATCGCGAGACTGGTCACCGCCGCCTTGGTGCTGGTGGCCCCCAGCGCCATTTCCAGCGCAATCGCCGATTTGGCCGCCGCCGCAAAGCGCAAGGGTGCCAGCGCCACCGTCGAGACCACGCCCCCCAGCGCCACCACCAGCGGCGCCGAGACCTTCAGCACCAGCCCCAGCGCCAGCGCCGCCGGGCCAACCGTGCCCGCGATCAGCGCGCCGGTGGCAATGAAGCGCTTGGTGCCATCGGAGAGATCGTTGAACCAGCCCGCCACATCTGCCACCCGGTCACTCAGCCCTTGCAGCGCCGGGGCCAGCGCAACCGTCACCTGGTTGGCGAGGCCCCGCCCGGCAAGACTCATCCGCGACAGCGCGTCATTGGTCAGCTCGATCTGATCCGCATCGACCTCCGAGACCGCCACGCCAAAACGGTTCACATCCTGCGCCGCCGTGCGCAGCGCCGCCCCGTCGATCCGGGTAAAGATCAGCCCCGCCCGGCTGCCAAAGAGATCCGAGGCCACCGCCGCGCGCTCCGCCTCCGGCACATACTCCGCCAACGCGCCCTGGATCTGCTCCAGCCGTTGATCAAGCGGCAGCGCCTGCAACGCGCCTGCGCTCAGATGCAGCCGGTCCAGCGCCTTGGCCGCCGCCCCCGTGCCGCCCGCCGCCTGGCTCAGCCGTTTGGTCAGCTGGATCGTGGCCTGCTGCACCTCGCCCATGGACACGCCGGAAAGATCCGCCGCCCGCTCCAGCACCTGCATCGAGGCCACGGTGGTTTCCAGCGATTGCGCCATCTTGGCCTGCGCATCCACCACCCGAAGGCTGGAGCGCACCGCAATGCTGGCCGCCGTTGCCATCGGCACGGTGAGGCCGAGCGCCATCCGCCGCCCGGCCCCTTCCATCCGCCCCGCCAGCCGTTCCATCCGGCGCTCCATCGTGCCCATGGTGGCCTTGGCGCGTTTGGCCCCGGTCTCAAATGCCGCGGAATCCATTGAAAGCACGCCGCGCAGCGCGCCAATAACTGCAGACATCTAGGCCCCCTGTTTGCTGTTGAAGTGCATGGTCATCAGGCGCGCGCGCAGCTGTTCGAGATCCTGCGTCGCATCGGCCTTGCTGCGGTGCGTCTGGCCCGCAGCCCGGGTAAAATCGGGCATCTTTTTTGGATTGTGGAAGGCATGGCTGACCAGGACGCCCAGCTCCTGGTTCAGCACCCGCCGCGCTTGGACCCGCGCCTCCCTGGCCCGGATTTTGGACCGGGTGATCAGGTCGTATTCGCGCAAGGTAAGATCGTGGAAATCGGCGTGATGCGCCCCCAGCTCACACCACGCCGCAAACAGCGCCGCCCAGTCTACGCCCCCGCCGGGGGGCTGGCCTTTCCCGCTGGCGCCTCCCCGTCGACCTTGGCCCCGTCCCCCTTGGCCGTCTTGGCCTCTGGCGCCGGGAAGGCCTTGGCAATGGCCTCGGCAATAAACGGCACCACCTGGCGCGCGCCGCCCGCCGCATCAATGACGTCCATCGCCTCTTCCTTGGGAATGCCCTTGCCATCCCCCAGACCCGCCGCCAGCGCCGAGACCAGAAGTTTGATCCCGCCACTGCCCTGGATCAGCTTGTCCAGCAGCCCGTCAAAGGGCTGACCGTCGTTGTCCTCTTCAAACCGCATCAGCGCGCCGGTGGTCAGGCGCAGTTTGTGGGTGGTCTCCCCCACGGTCAGAGTTGCTGCCGGGATCATGGGTTACGCTCCTTTGGTCCAGGTGATGAGGCCTGTGGGCCGCAGTTTGAGGTCCATCATCAGATCGCCGTCCTGATCGACGGAGGGCATCGAGGGATTGACGAAGGCCTTGTATTTGAAGACGTCGCCACTGGTGGCCTGGTCGCCGATGGTCGGCAGCTTCACCCGGAAGAACACCGGCACCCCCGAGGTCTTGAACGCCAGCGCCTGCTCATAAAGCTCTGTCGAGTAAAAGCAGGAGAGCGTCAGCTCGCTGACCTCGGTGAGGCCGACGCCGTATTCGCGGGTGCGCCCGGGGCTGTCGAGCGAGGTGCGGTCGCGGTATTCCGGGTTTTCCTCCGGAATGCCCACGGTCTTGCAGCCCTTGATGACTGCATAATTCTCATCGGTGTCATCGGCGGACCATTCGATGTCCACCAGATCGCCTGCAATGACATTCTCTGCCATGGCCTGTCCTTTCATAATGTTTGGAAGTTGCCGGTCTCCCGGCCAGATCAGGCGCGGTAACGCACCTGCACATCCAGCATTTGCAGCCGGATCACATCGCCGCCGGTCTCCTCAAAAGAGTCCCGCCGGGAGAGTTCTTTGATGCGGATCACTGATCCGCCGCGATAGTCGGTGAGCGTGGTCGAGATCTGCGGCATCAGGGCCAGCAGCGCGCCATAGGTCTCTGCCGCAACATTCACCTGCACCCGCGCGGTCTCGATATTGCCGCGCCCCCGCAGCGAATAAACCGTCACCGTGCCGATCCGCTGCAGAGTGATGCGGGGAAAGCCGACGACCTCGTCAAACGCGCCCCAGACCACCGGATGCCCCAGGGTCTTCAGGAGATCCTTGACCTCGCGCTCCATGCTCATGCGCGCGCCGCCTTGCGCCGGGCCCGCTCCAGGCTCTTCTCGATCTCCGCCCAGACCTCTCGTTTGAGCGTGGCGAGCATCAGCGCCTGGCTGGCATCCCAGGCCGGGCGCAGGAAGGGCCGCGCCGGCATCGCCCCGGTGGCCCGCCCGGTCGAGGCTTGCACCCGGGGGCCGGTGCCAAACTCGTAAAGATGGGCATGCGGGGCATCCGTACCATCCGGCTCAACCGGCCCCACATAAAGCACCACCGTGCTGCGGCCCCGATCCCTGCGCGCCTCGCGCTGCTGCCGCGCGGTCAGCTTCGACGTAACGGCGATGGCAAAGGGAGAGACCCCCTCGGCCATCTGCGCCACCGGTTTGAGGCTCTTCTTCATGGCGCGCCGCATGACCCCCTTGGCGGTGCCACGCGGCAGTGCTGCCAGTGCGCGCTCAATATCGCCCGCGCCCTCAATGCGCATATTAACGGCCATCAGGTGCCCTCCGGGATCTTCCAGGCGGTGATCTCGATCTCGCCTTTAAAACCGCGCTGTTTGAGGCCGGTGATCTGCCAGTCCGCGCCGTCAAACCGCAGCCGATGCGCGCCGGTGATCTGCACCATCGGCCCCGACCACAGCACGCGGAACCGCGCATCGCTGCGCTGTTCCACCGCCGCCGCCCGCAACCGCTCGCCATCGCTCACCGGCTCATAGGCCGCCCAGCGATAAAACAGCACCTCCCAGCCGGTGACCTCCTGTTCGCCCGCATCATTCTCTTCGCGCCGCGCCTCAAGAAAGAGAATGCGGCGATCCCGTTCCGTGATGCCCATCACCGCCACCAGCTTTTGTAAGGGGCCACCAGCTGCGCGATCGACATCGGCACCTCTGCCGGCATGCCGTCCATCACCACCGGCGCGCGCGCCTGATAGAGATGTGCGGCAAACAAGAGAATGGCGTGGCAGATCGGTTTGGGCACATCCGCAGCTGTGCCAAAGCCCGCGGTAAAGCGGATCTTGAGCGGCAGCGCGCAGCGCCCCGGACGCGGCCAGCTGCGCGCCTGGACATAGAACCGCCCGCCGAGCTCAAACAGCTCCGGTGCGGTCACGACCTCCCAGGTCCCGGCGGGCGTATAGACCTCGATCTGATCCACCGAGGCCACCGGCCCCAGCATCAGCTCCACCGATCCACCCGCCCCGGGCACATGGGGAAAGCTCTGCTGCCAGACCTGATGCACCAGCGCCAGACCCAGCTCGCCATCGTCGCCGTCAAACTGCGCCACCGCCACATCCAGACAATGCTGCAGGTGGCCATCCTCTTCGCCCTCTTCCAGCCGCAGATGCGCGCGCAGTTGGGCGAGATCCACCGGCGCCTCCGCCGGTGGGACAAGACGCTCCATGGCCATGGCTCAGGCCGCTTTCATCTGCAGGACCTTGATGGCCTTGCTCTGCGCCGGCGCGCCATCGATGCGATGCACCCCCATGATGGCGAGGTTGGGGAAGAACTTCTCGCGCGCCACGCCCAGCAGTGGATTGCCCACCTTGCGCACGTAATATTCCGAGAAGTCACCGTAAGCGATGGGTTTGGTGCCGGCACCGATCTGCGCCATCGCCTGGTTGAAGGACACAGGCCGCCCGTTGAGCGTGGCCGGCACGCCCTTGGTGACATCGCCATCGGACCACAGATAGCGGCCATTGCCATCCTTGAGCTTGCGCAGCGCCTTCACCGACTGATCATGCATCTGGTAGCGCACCTTGGGCCCGCCGCGATAGGCCGGGTCCACCGAATGCTCCAGATCCAGGATCTCATCAAAGGTGAGCGCATCTGTAGCAGTGGCCACATGGCCCACCGGCGCGCCGGTCACAAAGCCCAGAGGCTCATTGTTGCCGCTGCCGGTGGTGAGCCAGGCATTGCCCTTGCGCCCGATCCGCTCGCCGATCAGCTTGCCCAGAAGTGGTTCAAAGCCAAAGGCGGAATCCTGCGCCAGCTCAAAGGACCATTTGATCCAGGGCGTGGCCAGCGCATAGGCCAGCAATGTGGTCTTGCCGAGCTCGATGTCGCCGCTGTCATCATCCACGCCCTCATCGCCCTCGCTGTGCGGATGGGCCTCCTGGTCGGTGTCATCCACCGTCGGCAGGTCAAACGGCGCGCCATTGGCGAGGTTGATCTCGGTGGCGATCTGCCCATCCATCATCGGGCCATGGGCGGCCGCGGCCACATTGATAAAGCCCGCCAGCGTGGTGGGCACCAGAAAGCCGCCCTGCGCCCCGGTGCCGGCGTTTTGCGCCCGGTCTTCGCGATACCCCCGGCGCAGCGCCGCGCGCACGTCCCGGTCCAGCTCCGACAGATCCGCCCCGGTGGCGAGGTAAAGCCGGAAGGCCTCGCGGTATTCCTCGCTCACATCCCCATCGGGCTGATGGCGGGTCTCCTCCTGCCCCGGCCGGCGGCTCTCGCGTTCTTCGCGCTCCTGCTGTTCCTGGCGCGCCTCGGCCTCGCGCTGCGCCTTGGCCGCCCGTTCTTCGCGCTCAGCCTCTTTGATGAGACCGTCATATTGATCCATCATCGCGTCGAACCTGTCATTGGCGGCGCGCGCCTCGTCTTCCGGCGTCTTGTCGGTGATCCCGTCGCGCAGGCTGGTGGCCTCGGTCAGAACGGTTTGCGCCTTCTCGCGCAGCTCTTTGATCTTGCTCATGATATCCTCATTGAATGTGGGGGGTGCGCTTGCCCAGGGCGCGGCATGGAAAAGGGCAGGACAAAGCGCCGGTCAGCGCAGCCCCGACAGACGCCCGCGCATCTGCATCTTGCGGCGATAGCGCTGCGCGCCGCCGCCAAGAGCCGCCGCTTTGGAGCGAAGGCCTATCTCTGTGCCCTGGTAGGCAGGATCGGTGACAATCGAGACATCAAAGAGCCGCACCGACCCGATGCTGCGCAGCGGATGCGCGCCGCTCTCATCCCAGGTCTCTTTCTCGGCAATGAAGGCAAAGCTCATCTTGGAGAGATCGCCGCGCCGCATCTTGGGCAGGATCCGCTGCACATCCGGATCCTGTGGATCCAGCTCCGTCTCCACCCGCAGACCGCGCTGATCCTGCGACAGCCTCAATGTGCCGGAGCTGGTACGCGCCAGCGGCAGGCCTTCGTGGTCGATCAGAAAGGTCACATCATCGCGCCGGTCCAGCGCCGCGCTGAAGGCTCCGGCCTCCACCACCTCTTCCCAGCCCCATTTATCGAGCGGGCCGATGGCGGTGCGTTCGCCAAAGACCGCCGCATAGCCAAGCACCCGCAGCGGCTGGCCGCTGTCCTCGCGCAGCTCTATGGGCGCGACGGCGCAGTAGCGCACCTCGCGTGTTGGATCGCTCATCCAAGCCTCCGTCAGTTTGTGTTGGTGTCCGCGTCGCCGTCGCCCGTCTCTGGCGCGGCATCGTCACTTAGGTCTGGCGCAGCCGCGCCCCTGGCAAAGGCCTTGCCGGCCAGCTCAATGGGCACGGTGGCGCCCTGCACCAGGAGCACGTCGCCCCCGGCCTTGGGCGCGCGGTTTTCCAGTGCGCGCCCCTCGTTTGGGGTCATCAGCCCGTTCTGGATCGCTTTGACAATCGCCTCGATCCGGGTCTTGAAGTCGCCCCGCATGATGCCGTCGAGGTTCAGTTTGACATAGCGTTTGGAGCCACGCCCGAAGATCTTCAGCGTCAGCTCCTGTTCGAACTTCTTCACCCAGCGCCGCAGCGTGTGTTTGACCAGGTGAAGATCCTGATGCTCGATATTGTTGTAATTGCCCTTGCTCAGCTCCTGCAGGAACACCGGCGGCAGCTGATAGATCCGCGCCACCTGCCCCACCGCAAAGACCTGCACCGGGGTGAGCTGCATCTTCTCCGGATCATCGCCGAGCCGCTTCAGCTCATGCCCCGCTGGCAGCGGTAGCACTGGCTTGCCCTCATCCGCCGCCCGCCGCGTCACCCGCATCAGATCCGCCGCTGAGCGCATCATCTCCTTTGCGGCTTGGAATGGCCCCGTGAGCACATAGGGCGGCACGCCGTTTTTGCCAAAGACCGTCAGCGCATAGCGATTGGCATTGAGCCCCTGGCGGATGGCGCTGGCGCAGGTCATCACCGGATTATGGCTGCTCACATGATCGGGTTTGAGCAAAAAGGCGATGTCGATCACATCGCGGCCCGGGTAGGTCTTCACCCGCCCGGAAGGCTCGCGGTAGTCATAAAACAGCCGCCCCTGCTCCTTGCGCACCGTGGTGCGGTGATACTCCATCGGAAACAGGTTGATCACACGCCCCTGCGCGTTGCGCTCGATGTAGGTATAGGCGCGCCCGGGGCCAAAGACCTCGGCAAAGAAGGTCTCGCGCCAGCTAAAGGAGGTGGTGCTGTCATTCACCGCGGCGCCCAGCACATCCACCACACCGCCTTTGAGCTTCTTGTCACCGCCCTCATCCGCAGTGGCCTCAAAGACCTCGATGGGCAGACCGGCCATGGCCGCCGACAGGAAGTTGATCGCCGCCCAGACCCCGGGCAGCGACAGCGCCTCGCGCATGCTCACCCCTTCGCCGACCTCACCGGAGAGCACCTGCGCAATGGCCGCCTCGCCACTGTCCAACACCTCGGCGCGCTGTTCTGGCGGGCCTGCGCCCTCAGTCGCCGCGCGCCTGCGCCACCCCATCAATCCCACAGCATATCCTCCAGAGAGTATTCTTCATCGCCCCAGGGCGAGTGTTCCTTGCCCGCCCGCTCGCGGCACAGCGCAATCCCCGCCGACATCGCCAGCGAGACCATGCCGTCGATGCGACCATGGGCCTTTTCCTTGTCAAACATCCGGTGCCCGGTGCGGTTCTCCGCATAGGTGACCGAGGCCGCCATACTGTCCAGCAGCGGGTTCTGCGCCACGGTCTGGCGACCGTCATAGATGGCGTTTTCCAGCTTGTTGATGGAATCCGGCATCCACAGATAGATCTCCACCTCCTGCCCCGGATTGGTGGGATCCGGCACCTTCTCCAGCACCCGTTTCTGGAAGCCTTGCGGATGCACCTCGGTGGGCAGCACCAGGCCTTTTTCCGTCAGACTGTCTTTCAGACGCTCCAAGCCGTACTGATCGCAGGCAATCACCTCCGGCTGATAGCGGGAGGTGAGATCCGCCAGCGCGTCGGCCAGCCAGGGATATTTAAGCCGGTCCCCCGGCACCGCCTCGATAAACCCCTGCCGCACCCAGAGATCATAGGGCGCCTGATCGCGCGCCGCGCGCTCCATCAGCGTGCCCTCCGGCGTCCAGAACCAGGTCTTTGAGACCAGGCGCTCGGCGTCCTTGGTGGCATCCAGCACCCAGGTGAGCGTCAGCGCCGAGAAGTCGCGCACCTGGCTGAGATCCAGCCCGCCAAAACAGGGATAGCCCTGCGCGGTCAGCTCTTCGGGATCCACCTCGCCATGGCAGGCCACCCAGGCCTCGCGCCGGATCGCCGCCGTCACCGATTGCGTCCACTGGCAAAAATGCAGCCGTGCAATGCCGTTGCGCTTGCCCGGCATCATCTTGGCCTGGTTCACCACTTTGGTGAGATATTCCTCATCGATGGTGACCCCCAAAAGCGGGTTCACCTTTACCCAGCAGCTCGGGTCATTCTCCCAATCATCGCCCTCATCCAGCGAGCAGATGAAGGCAAATGTGCTGTCATCCTCGACCGTGCCGGTGACGACATTGACGCCATGCTGGTGCTCTTCCCAGCAGATCGATTTTTTGTCGGTGCCGGAGTTGGTCGCCATGCACAGGAGCGGCTGTTTGCGGAACTTAAAGCCCCGCTCCAGCATATCTATCACATCCCGGTTGGGATGTTCATGCACCTCATCTGTGAGCGCGCAATGTGGACGCGGGCCGGACTGGGCTTTCTCGGCCGAGAGCGGTTTGAACTTGCGCTTGTCGCCCCCGCGGCCGCGATAGGTCATCTGCCAGACGGGGTTTTCCCCCTGCTGCTGCACTTTCCGCTTCAGCACCGGCGACTGATCCACCATCGCCACCGCATCCTGGAACAGGATCCCAGCCTGGTCTTTCTTGGCCGCCGCCGCATAGATCTCGGCCCGGGGCTCGCCATCGGCCACCATCATGTAAAGCCCAATGCCGCCCAGCATCGGCGATTTGCCGTTGCCCTTGCCTTCCTCATCGTAAAACCGCGTAAACCGCCTGAGCCACGCCCCATGCTGGGCGCTGTATTTTTGCCAGCCAAAAAGCGAGCCGATGCGGAACGCCTGGCTTGGGTGCAGCTCAAAGGGCCGCCCCTCGAACTGCCCACCATTGAGCCGCAGCACCTGCGGAAAGAAGCGGATCGCCCGCAGCGCCGCCGCCAGATCCCATTTGAGCCCGCGCTTGGGCCCCTCAACCAGATCGCGCAGATGCCGATCCGCTGCAGCCCGCACGTAAGGCCCGGCCACAACCTCGCCGGCCTCAACCGCTTGCGCCCAGGCTGTCACCGGATCCTCGCTGGCCGAGACCCGCACATGCTCTGCGCTCACGTTAGATAGCTCTCGGGCCCATTGGGATCGGCGAAGTTAAATCCCATCTGGCCCGCGCCCGAGAGACCCCGCTCCGCTGCAGGCGTCATGCCAAAGTCATTGGCCAGCCCACGGATCTGGCGGAAGGTCTCATTGAGCTGCGCCACCTCGGGCCGCGCCTTGATCTGCACCCCGTTGCGCGTCTCGCTCTCATAGGTCTCGCCGGTCTCTTCCAGTTCCAGCTCCAGACGTTCAAACCGCAGTACCGCTTTGCAGAGCTGTTTGAACATCATCACATTGCTGGGCTTCAACCGGTCCACGGTTGGATGACACAGCGGCAGCGCCAGCCGGTCAAAGGTCCAGCGCAGCTCGCCGGTCAGCCCCTCGGGCCGGATCTCCTCGAGGCGCATCCGCGCCCGCTCTTCCAGATTGTGAAGCGGCGCACCCTCTTCTGCGAGGGCCACCACTTTTTCCTCTGCCGGTCTGCGCCCTCGCATCTCCCGATCAACTCCTTGTTCATGTGGCTTTTTCTATTCAATTTCCACTTTGCACAGACAAAGGCTCCCCCTCCGGTTGCCAGTGCTTCCGGAATTCCTTCGGACCCTCCCCCCGGGGTTGCCGGGCCGCTGCGTCAGCGGTTGGCGGGGTGCTGTGGATCCACCGGCCAGCCATCCGCACCGCGCTCTTGCGAGTACCCGCGCGCCTCCAGCCGTTGTTTGTTCTGATCATGATCATCCGGGCACAGCGTCTGCAGATTGCCCGGATCCAGAAACAGCGCCGGATCACCTCGGTGCGGGATCACATGATCCACCACCAGGCGGCAGCGCTTTGGGTTACCCTGTCGCGTGCCCGACGCCGTAAGCGAACCATCGTTCAGGATCCCCCGCCGCAGACACGCCCGGCACAGCGGCTCCCGCGCCAGATGCTCAGGCCGCAGCCGACGCCGCCACGCCGACAGGTTGTACAAATGGTGATAGTCGCTCCGTGCCGTCATAACATACCCCCGGAACGCAAAAGCGCCCGACGGTTTCCCGTGGGCGCAGTTGGTGATGATGCATATTTACTGGCACGCCGGTGACATCAGCGTCAAGGGGGTATGTAGCCGGTGATCCGTGGTCAGATATCATGACCCTTGTTTTGATTGGGATCGTTTGTGCAATGCAGACGCCAACTTTTCTGTATGCCCACACTCGGTGAGTTTGGGTGATAAATCCAAGTCATGGTACTTTCCATAGTCCTCGAATACGGCAGCATCGACCCACAGTTTCCAAGTATCCGGGTTGATCTCAATCGCGCCAGCATCGAACAGTCTATGGATGTCCGCTCGCAAGGGAATACCGTTCCATGCCTCATCAACGCCGTCATCTGCAACTGGTATAATATGAGCGGCCTCCAAGCTGATAAGTGTTTCGCTACCTGTTACAATACAACAACTTCCAAAAGCTTCGAGCACCACCTGCCGAAACTGTGCTTGCCTGGAACGTACCCAAACATTGGCCAATCTGCGTTGCCGCTCTGCGGCCTCCTCGGCTTCCACCTGAGTTGCAATCTCATCCGCCTCTTCAACATCACCATCAGTCAGCGCAAAACCGAGTTTTTGGAAATGAGCGCGAAAATCATTAGTGATCGGGTTGCCTGACATCGGATGCCCAGCAAGCTCGTTCGCCAAGCGGCCCAGAGGTTTTACGGGATATGCAATCCCTTCATGTATGAGGAAGCCGGTTCGAGACTTCGTCGGTCTACCATCCGGTTTCGGATAGTTTTGATACAACCAATCCCGGCCTTTGGCTTGTGCTTGTTGCATCGCATGAACCGCATGACTGCGATTAAACAACAGTTCAGACATATCAATACCTTTATCCAATAGAGGCTTCAGCTAGGTCGCTCATCAAAAATATCCGTGAAGTGAGGACCGTCGACATCCATCTAAAACTGTTGCTTTAACAGCTTCACTGCAAGCTGAATATTGCCCGCAGTCACCGGAACAAAGCACTTTGGATCTCATAGTACGGGCTGCGCATCACTTGCTGTAGCCTAGTATTTCGCAGAACTTGCCATACGTTCAAGCGTTTCGGCCAATGCCTGCCGCAACGCACCCGCTGATTGCCCCCGAACGCTCCAGCCGTGCGCCCGCAGAACCAAGCTGACGGGCTTGTCCTCCAGGCACACCATATCCACCAGCCGCCGATCCGTGATGTTCACCCGCGCCCCCCGCTTGGACGGGCGGATCTTGCGCACGGCAATGGCAGTACCCGTGCCGATGCGCCTTTGGATGCGCTCGATCTCTTCGCGATCCCGCAGCACCGCATCAATGAAGCTGCCACTGCCACCACCACCGCTGCGGATGGCCTCGACAGATGAGCAGCGCACACCGGCGCAGGCGTGACGCTCGACCAGATCTCGATAATATCGCCCCGCCGCAACCTGGGCGCGGGTAAATAGCACGGGTTTGCCGTTGCTGGCCGCCTTGGCCGCCATCACATCGAACACATCCGCGCACTGCATGGCCGACCGGCCACGGTAGCCCGAGGGGCGGGCCTTCCAGTCGTTTTCACCTTCAGGAAACAGGCTCATCGGTTGGAACACGCGGATCGCTCCCCGGGCCGGCGCCTCGGGGATCGCATCGCCGCAGACCTCCGGCACCTGCCCCCGCGCCTTCACCGCCTGGATGCGTTCCGCCTCTGCCTTCAGGCGCCGTTGGCGCGCCGCCATAAACTTTGCCACCGGGGTCAGATCCGCCACGCCATCGGGTGCCACGATCACAACATGCTCGCTCATGCTGCGGCACCCCGCTGCGCCTGGTCTGCGATCTCACGACATTGCTTCAGAGCCTCCGCCCGCCGCACCCGAAAGCGCGTGTCCTCGGCCGACAGGTGATCGCCACGCCCTGCCCGCATTTCGATGTCCGCCATCCGGCGCACCGCGCCATCCGCCTCATTGCGGATCTGGGTGACGGTGTAGCGACCGGGCCATTCCCGCGCCCCACGCAGATAGCGCAGCAGCTCGGGCGCCCAGCCTCCGGCCAGCGCCTCCTGCCCCAGCGCGTGCCCAAAGACCTTGAGCATCAGCGGCGATGGCCCGCTCTCCGGCGGCTGGATTTCCCGTGCCTTGTTCAGGATCTTCAACCCAATCGGAAACCGATCCTTGTCCTTGCCACCGGGGTGCGCCTCCACCCAATCCCGCAGCACCGCGAGGCTCGCGGGCGTCATATACGCCAGCTTCTGGCGCAGCTCGCCCAGCATCACCGCAAACTGCGCCTTGGTCAGCGTCGAGGGCCGCGCCAGCCCCAACGCCTCCAGCGGCGTGATCAACAAATCCTGCACCCGCGCCTCACCGGCGGCCTGTTCCTTTGCATCCATCTCTGCACCTCTTTCTCAGCAAATCCGAGTTATCCACAGCCGCCGACGCCAATGTGTCCGCAGACTGTCCTTCTGTTTTGTTATGTCTCTGTCTCTATCCCTGTCGTGCAGGACAGTCTGAGACTGTCCGAGACTGTCTTGAACTGTCCGCCGGACAGTCTTGGACAGTGTCAGGACAATGTTCGGTGAGTTCCGGAGCGCGCTTGGCCGAGGTCAAACATATGTGTCGACCAGGACTGCATGGCGCGCTCGATCCAGGTGGCGTTGCGGTATTCGCAGCCCTCCTGGACAAGCCACTCATCCATCCAGCGGATGGCGGCGTCATTCTTGGCAAGCTCCGCGTGATAGCCCGCCACGGTGGAGCGCAGCCGCTGCAAGCGTTTGGCGGCATTGGCGGCCTCATGCTTGGCGCGGTTGTCCTCCTTGCGTGACAGCGCCTCCGTCAGCGTGCGCAGCACCATCGGGTGCATCAGCCGCACCTCGCCGCCCTCGCAGATACAGGGCGTCCATTTGTGCAGCGGGCCGTAGTCCAGCTTGCACAACGCGCGAAAGTGCCCGGGATCCACCAGCAACAGCTTGGCCAGCGTCTCCAGATCCTGCGGCACGGTGCCGACCGGCGTCTGATCGTAAGAGATATTGATCAGGTCAAAATAGAACGCCCGGCACTCCGGTGTGCCCTTGAGGCGCATGTCCGAATTGAGCCAACGCCGCCGTTCCCAAGCCATGAAGTAATGGCTGTCGAGCCGGTCCTCTGACCCCAGCGGATACTCCGGCAAATCATCGGTCGAGATCGGCTGCAAACCTGCTGCATTCAACATCACGCCGCCTCCCCGAATAGAGCCGACAGCTCACCATCCAGCGCCTCGATCATCCGCGGGCCGCTCTCCGCCGCGGGCCTCTGCGCCATCTTGCGATAGGCCCCGGCCCAGCCGCGATAGCGGCAGATCTGGGTGCAGGTGCGCATCGAGGCGCCGGTAAACTCCGCCAAATCCCGCAGAGTGCATTCGCCGGCACTGTCCTGGATCAGCCACCAGATCTGATAGGCGATCCGCTCGATCCGGGGTGAGGAATTCTGCGCCATCATGCGGCCCTCGCCAATTGATCCTGAAAGAACGCCGCCGCGCCGGGATCGGTCAGGATCATCAGCAGGGCGGTATGGCTGGCGGGCGCCGTCACAGCGCCCCACCAGTTCAGCGCGGTCTGAAACGACACATCGCAGAACAGCGCCACCTCGCGCGGGCTGTGAAACCGCGCGTGGAAATAGGCCGACCAAAGGTCAGGCGCGCTGACCTTCAGCGCATGAGGGTCCAACTGATTTGACCAAGACGCTTGGTCAACTGACGTGCCAGGCTGGTCGCATGGCACGTCATTGTTCACGATCAGGGTTAGACGCGGGCGGCTCATGCGGCTGCGTCCTTCTGCGAGGAAGGTCGCACCATCGCGAACCATGCGGTTTCGCAATGCACGCCCCGAGCCTCGCACAAGACCTTGATGCTCAGATACCAGGACGCCGGAAAGGCCCCCCGCGCAATCGCATTGCTCACGGCTGTAGGCCCAACGCTGACAGTATCTGCGATCTCTTTTCTGCCGATCACGTCGGCTATCTGGGAAACGTTCATCATAAGCGCAATATCCACGTTTTGTGGATTCACTCAAGTCCACATTTTGTGGTTTGCCCAAAATTCACAAAATGTGATCCAAAGAGCCTATGAACATAGCCAACAAATCCTACCCTGAGATCGCTGATCGCCTAGTCGCCATTCGCAAAGCGTTCGCTCCCGACGCGAACCAGAAGGAATGGGCTGCCAAGCACGGCTTCAACGCGACTCAAGTGAACAACTGGGAGAAAGGTCTCCGACGAATCCCCGTAGAAAGCGCCGAGAGACTCTGTGAAACCTACGGTGTAACGTTGGATTTCATATACCGAGGCAGAAGGGATGGCCTCTCCGAGACTGCCTCAAAAGCCCTCTGATCGCACCGGCCGATGTGCTTCACCACGTGATCCAGAGGCACGTCCAACTCGTCTGCAATCTCGATCATCCTGTCTAACCTCTTATCCACTACCTTCATACGCTCTTTTGCCTGCTGCGTGTTCCGTTTTTGTTCCATGAATAGAACTTCGTCCTAACACAGGTCAATCGATCTTCTGAGATGTCGGGATCCCTCGCTTTGCAGAGCATTGAATCACTTGATGAAACTCAAAAATCCACAAATTGTGTTTTTAGTGTTGCAATATCCACTTTTTGTGAATTATCGTGCGATCATCAACCGATGGAGGATTGAATGCAAGACCGACTGGAAACCGTGCTGCGGGACGCGCAGCAGATCGCAGGCTCGCCAGAGGACCACCTCGACAGCCCGCATCTCTTCACAACCGCATGGGCAACACTGAAGGCCGCGCGCGGCCAGGGCTTTGACCCCGCGCGCCTGCGGGCTGCGCACCTGGTCGAGCGCCCGGCCCCGACGCCAGAGCCGACCGAGCAGGTTCTCGACCGCGTCGGCCAGAAGGTACGCCGCGTCATGGCGGATCGCCAGATCACCCCACACGGCCCCCATGCGGCGTAAGGCGAGGCGCATCCGCAATGACAATCCCTATCTCTCACGCTTCCGCATCCATGGCGGACGCATCCCGAGGGCCCCACCCCTCTGAGATCAATGAACACACGCGGCGCGTTGGAGGATTGCGCGCCGCCGACTGTCCCGAGGTTTCGCACCGCTCCTGCGGTGCGGATCTGGCGCGGGCGGATCAATCCTCCAAGTTGCCCACCGCCCGCGCATCATCCACCGAGATCAACACCCTCGCGCTCTATGCCGCGGCGGAGACGCTCAAGGCGACGCCGATGCATCAGAGGTCCGAACGATTCTCAGACCTCGGCGGTCGCATCACTGCGCCCATGTCAGATGCATGGACCCACGACGAGGCGCTCTGGCTGGTCGAGCTGATGGGCATTCAATGCACCGGCACATCCCGCCAAAGCGCCCTGAGCGACTGGATCAAGACCGCCTCCGCGCGCGTACTGCGTCGGGCCAGCGATGGCCGCCCGGATTGCCCCTACAATGGGCAATTGCCTGCGCCAGCACCGCGCTGACCACCACTCACGATACAAACCCAAAGACATGATTGCTCCCGCAGCAATGAAGGATAGCATATGACCCAACAACTCATCGCGGTTGATGCTGGCGCGCTAAGTGACCTCATTGATCGCCTCACCAAGATCGAAAAGCTTCTTTCAACGGCGGAATTGTCACGTCGGGAGGATTGGCTTTCCATCCCCGAGGCTGCGCGCATCTTGAAATGCGACCCGTCTACCATCCGGCGGAAGATCAATAGTGGAGAATTGAAAGCGAGCGGGAGCGGCAAGACCCGTCGTGTCCAACTCAGCTGA